AAGTGGGCCTTGAACCATGCGCTGTCTACCGCCTCGCGTGCTTGCTTGAGCGCCATCGGGTCGTTGTTTCTCAGGTGCTCAACGATGGGCCACGAGTTGAGCAGCACTTGCAGTGCGTCGTAAAGTTTCTTCTCAGTCTCAGTCATTTGCTTTCTCCTTTTTTGGCTGGCTCAAAGAAGCCGATGTAGAGCGTGCCCTCTACCTGCGGCTGGTACATATTGATCGTGTAGTCGGTGTCGTATGGCACAGGTACATGGAACAGGTTGAACGGGAGACCCTCCTTCTCCATATGTGCGAGCAGCTCCTTGAGTGTGCGCTCGGGTGTGGTTGTGACCCACGTTGCTACGCTTGATGCGAAGAAGTGGGCTTGGTTGTTGTCGCTGTTCATTCTCATTGGTCTTCTCCTTTGATTTCATGTACGAGTTCGCCGCTGTCACTCTCAAGAGCGATCAGGTTGTTGTCCAGGCTGAAGTGGTAGTCCACCTCTTCATACAGTTCTTTGAGCGCATCTGCTGCGCTCGCGCCCTGCACCCAGACAATGCATCGGAATTTGTATAGGTTCATTTGTGCATCTCCTTGTTTACTCGTCGTCACCAAAGTCTTCCCACTCGTCGTGCCAGTCGTCCATGCTGGCTTGCTCGTCCAGCGCGGCTTCCCTTGCGCTTGTGAACGTCGGGCTTGGCCTGTCTTCTGGGTGGTCGTTCATTTGTGTAGCTCCTTGATGTTGTCCTTGACCCATGTCACCAGCAGGTGGGCGTCCAGTGCTGCTGCCTTGACGTCCTCGAAGTACTCGGCGTCGTACTGCATATCTTCATCGTTGATGTACCGCTCCAAGTCCTCGGCTATGGACAGCGTGAGGTTGTGCAGGTGACGCAGCGCGTCGTTGATGTTGTCTGGTTGTTTCATGTTCATCCTCTCCAGTAGTTGTTGAGCAGGTGCACTGCGTCTGCGAGTGTTGCTGCGGCTTTGTCGATCTGGTGGTGCACAACCTCCAGCTTGTGCTGCGCTGTGGTATTGCCCGCCTCGTGAGCGGCAACGCCTTCGCTGTGCACGATAGCCTTGGCTCTGTCTGCCTTGGCCCATGCGGTGATGAGCGCCTGTGTGAGCGTCTCGTAGTCTTCGGGTGTCATTTGCGTTCTCCTTGTTTAGCGGCTGTCCATGCCGCGTGCCATACCTGCCACATCCTGCCCTTGTAGGGGAAGTCTCTCGGGGTGAAGTCAGGGAACGTGGCTTGACACCACACCCTGTATGCGTTGCGCATCTGCGTCAGTTCTTTCATTTGCGTTCTCCTTTTTACAAGTGCCGCACATTGGGTATGGCTGTGCGGCTTGGCCATGTTTGCGTTTCATTGGTGAGACAGGGTGTCTCACGCTTATTTGTTGTACCGCTTGGGGCGGTTGGTTTTCTTGGCGGGTTTGCTGGTCATGCCCAGTCTCAAACGCAACGCCTCCTCATCGGCGGCAGTCCACACGCGTGGCTCGGCGTTGTCTGGCAACGGGGGTACGCGCACTCCATGCCATGTGCTTGGCACTGGCTCGTTGTACATCCCGTAGGTTATGTGCCAGAGGACTGTCTCGATTGTTGCCTCGGTGTTCTCCAGCTCCCGCAACTGCAGCGTCTGTGCGCCCGATGGGTCAGGCATATCCCGCAGCAGCCGCAGCTCTTGGCGCAGTATGTCCAGCTCGTTGAGCGTCCTTCTCTGCAGTGCCTCCAGCGTTTGCCTGAACAGGGCCGCCGGTATGCGGTACGCGAACGGCTTCGGGCGCTTGGCCTGCGTAGGTATGGCGTCGAACAGCGACTCGATCCGCGCACGGGTCTTGTCTGACACCCAGTCCGTCCAGTGCTGCCCTCGGTTTGGCAAGCCACGTTCAGCGGCGATGGCCGTTGGCGTTTTGGGTTTGTCTGCGGTGTCTTTGATCTTGGCCATCTCCTGCATCTGCAATGCTTGCAGCCCGGCCAGCAGCTTCTCCAACAGCATGATGTACTCAGCAAAGGCGGTGTGTCTCTCGGGTGCAGAATCAAAACTCTTTAGTTTGTGACCCACTCTTGCGTTGCTCAGCGTGTGCTTCAGTGGTGCAAGCAAGCGATACCACAACTCAGCGTGCTGCACTTCCACGAGCCGCGCTTTCTTGCCTGCCAGATTCTGCATCTCGCGCAGCTTCTGAGCCTTTGCCGCAAGCAGGCTTCGCAACTCGACAGGCAGGTCGAGGGACATGAGATGTATGTGCGCCTCGTTCCAGTTCATGGCCACGAGCTTGGTCAGAAGGTCTTGCATATCTAAACTCCTTTAGTTGGGGGGTGTTCGGAATTGTACAGGAACTAAAAATTTTTGCCGTAGTTGGTGGACAGTTGGAAAGCTAGCATCCATGCGGGTTTGCGGGGTGAAACGGGTGGATTTGTCCGTCTATCTATCGGTTTGGAAGACATATTGAGGGAAAGAAAAACAGAAAGAAAAACAGAAAGAAAGGAGTGGCGTGGGTATGAGATGTCTTTTACCTTTCTTAATGTATTTTAAATAGATAGATAGAGCGACGGAAATTTGGAAACGCTAGCGTTCATGCGGGTTAGCGCCCGTCACTGACGCGGGCTAAATTTTTTAGTTCGTGGATAGCAAAAAACGCTGTTTTATTGGTGAGACAGCGCGTCTCACCGCCAGAGACGCTGCTGCACACCGGCTTCTTTCATGGCTTCGCGCCAGACTTGCCAGTCGGTGCGGGCTTGGCGCTCGGCTTCGAGGCGGCGCTGCTCGTGCTTGGGGAGGGTCTGCTTGATCTCGTCGCGCAGCTTCATGAGTTGTTTGAGATGGTAGGTTTTGAATGAGGACATGGTGGACTCCTTGGGTTTTGCGTACAGAGGAAAAGTGAGGGTGTGAATTGGGGTGGTTTTGGAACAATGCGCCGTGAAACGCGCTGAGTTTTCCTTTGCGCGGAAAAGTGGTGGGACAGTGTGTCTCACGGATTGACAGGAAGTGGAACAGCGGCCAGCCCTCCCCGACTGGCCGCGCAGGAAAAATCACTTGGCGACAGCTTTGAGTGCGGCAATCGCTGCGCTCACCGAGTCGAACTGTGCGAGATAGGCTTTGGCCGCTGCGCGGGCCTCGGCACTCAGTCGAGCGTTGGCCTTGGGGACAGGCGCACGCTCGGGCTTGAACCAGACCATCACGTTGCGCTGCCATGACTTCGTGGCCGCCTGCTGCCGCGTCTCGCGTGTCGAGGTCTTGCCGGTGTAGAACACTGCGCCACCAGCGCCGTTCCATGTGTGGTTGCAAGCGTACTTGGTTGCGTGCACCTCGGCCAGTGCGGCCAGCAGCGTGGGACATGGTGTCCCACCGAGCGCCTTTGCTGCCGCTTGCATTGCCTGCCCATACGATGTGCCAGCAGCGAGGAACTCGCGGTAGGCGTTGACGGCGGCTTGTTGAGTCTTGTTGAGTGACATGGACGTTGCTCCAATAAAAAAGCCCCGCAACTGGCGGGGCGTCAGACCGGCTCGTTCCTGAACCGATGACTCTATTGTAACACAGGGGTACTAGGCAGCCTCTGCTGCAGCGGCCTTTTGGCCTACTCTGACCCCACCATACCCCCACCCCCGCTGTTGGCTGCGACGATGGCGACGTGACGGGAACACTGTTTTGCAACCGCACTCCACATCTTTGTAATACCAACCTCTTATTTCCTTACGCCAAAACGCGGCCCCCCACAATTTTTATATAAATTTCACACCATCTTTGTCTAATGTTAGACACGTACAGGCAAGAAAAAGCCCCACCGGCCGTAAGCCAGTGGGGCAAAGTGGGTTTGGAACCCCCACAGGAGAAAGCAAACGGGCAACTGCTTGCCTATTTACTCAACGCCAGTGTATAGTATGCGCCATCGGTAAGCAAGGGCTCACGCCTCAAACCCGCATATGCTTGATCACCTGTTGGATTTTGAGCCAGACATCGTCCCAAACGACGCTGCGGGCCGCGCCGTTGAGAAACACACCACAGCGCAAATAATCGACGCCCAGGTATCGACCGCAGATTTTCTTGCATCCTTGGGCTCCCCCGACACAGACACCGCCATATCGGAGCTTGAGCAAAAAGCCGCCCGGGTCGCATTCAACGCCGTTGTCACACAGGAAGACGGTGCGCACCACAAACTCGCCCAGATCGAAACCCCCGCAGCCGTGCGCCATTTGGTGGGCATGTTGACCGCATACGACTGGGAGTTTGTGCACCAAGCCAAGCAGTTGCGCGGGTACGCCGTGGCCAAGCTGTTGGAGGAGTGCGAGAACCCCAACTCAAATATCCGGCTCAAGGCGCTGGGGTTGCTGGGCAAAGTGACGGAAGTTGGTTTGTTCACCGACAAGATCGAGGTCAAGAAGACAGACCTCACGGAAGAAGAAATCGACAAGAAGCTCAAGGAGAAGCTGGCGGTGTTCATGAACATCACAGACGCCACGCCCTCTGATATTGAAGATGTGACTCCTGTTGGGGAAAACCCTAATGACGACCAACCCACCGCTGACGCCTGAACAGGCCAAGGCGCTGCTCATGAACATGAGCAAGCTCTCCACACAGGAGAAGCTTGAGGCATTGGAGTTGTTGGAGAAAGCCGCCGAGCACCAAAAGCGCAACTTGGCACGCAGCGACATGATCGAGTTTGCCAAGTCCGTCTACCCGGGCTTTAAGGTCGGGCCCCATCACAGGAAGCTGGCCAAGATTTTCAAAGATGTGATCGAGGGCAAAAAGCGCCGGGTCATCATCAATATTGCGCCACGTATGGGCAAGTCTGAGTTCAGCTCATATTTGTTCCCGGCGTTTTTCCTGGGCAACTTCCCAGAAAAGAAAATCATTATGGGCACGCATACGGCGGGCCTGTCTGAGGACTTTGGACGCCGGGTCAGGAATCTGATCGAAGGCGACGAATACCATGAGCTATTTCCTGACACGGTTGTGGCAGACGACCAAAAAGCTGCGGGCAAGTGGTCCACAGGCGCAGGCGGGCAATATTACGCTGCTGGTGTCGGTGGCGCTCTGGCTGGCCGTGGTGCTGATCTCTTTGTCATTGACGATCCTCATAGTGAGCAGGACGTAAAGGCCAACTCCAGACTCGCCTTTGATACCGCATGGTCGTGGTTCCAGACGGGCCCGCTGCAGCGTCTGATGCCGGGCGGCGCGATATTGATCATCATGACCCGGTGGGGCAAGCTGGACCTGACCGGACGCTTACTCGACTACCAGACCAAGAACCCCGACGCAGAGCCGTGGGAGGTGGTGGAGCTGCCTGCCATCCTCAACGAGGATACAGAAAACGAGAAATCGCTCTGGCCCGAGCAGTGGCCGCTGGAGACGCTCAAGCAGAAGAAAGCCGCGCTGGACCCGCAGTATTGGAACGCCCAGTACATGCAGAACCCGGTCTCCAACACGGCGGCCATCATCAGCCGCAAGCTCTGGCGCATATGGGAGCCCGACGAGCCACCGCGCTGCGACTACATCATCCAGTCCTGGGACACGGCGTTTGAAGCAAAAACCAGCGCCGACTACAGCGCCTGTACTACCTGGGGCGTGTTCTACAACGAGGAAGAAGACGACAAGGCGCAGATCATCTTGCTCGACGCATTCAAGGACAGGATGGCGTTCCCTGAGCTCAAGACCGTGGCGCTCAAGCACTACAAAGATTGGCAGCCCGACGCGTTCATCATCGAGAAAAAAGCCGCTGGCGCACCCCTGATACAGGAGTTGCGCAAGATGGGCATACCGGCGCAGGAGACCAACCCGAGCCGGGGCAACGACAAGATCAGTCGGGTCAACGCCATCGCGGACCTGTTTGCCTCTGGGATGGTGTGGGCTCCGGACACCCGGTGGGCCCGGGAGGTCATCGAGGAGGTGGCGTCGTTCCCCAACGGAGACAACGACGACTACGTGGACACCACATCACAGGCCCTGCTACGATTCAGGCAAGGCGGTTTCATTGCGCTGGACAGCGACGAACCAGATGAGCCCCGGTTCTTCAAACGCCGGGCCCGCGCCTATTACTAAGGACACACTATGGCCACCAACATTGACAAGGCGCTTTACCAAGCACCCGTGAGTATCGAGGAGCTTGCTCAGGACGAGGAGCCCATCGAGATTGAGATCATTGACCCCGAGCAGGTCAACATCCACGCAGGCGGCCTTGACCTGTCCATCACCCCGGGTGAAGACGAAGACAGTTTCGCAGCCAACATTGCCGAGGACTTGAGCGAGGGGGAGTTGGCCACGCTGGCCAGCGACCTGTCCGAGGACATCACAAACGACCTTGGCTCACGCACAGAGTGGGAGAAGTCCTACGTACAAGGGCTAAAACTCCTTGGACTTCAATATGAAGAAAGGACAGAGCCGTGGGATGGCGCGTGTGGCGTGTTCCACCCGATGATTACGGAAGCCGTAGTTAGATTTCAAAGTGAAAGCATAACAGAGACGTTCCCGGCCCAGGGCCCGGTCAAGACCAAGATTCTGGGCAAGCAGACGCCTGAGAAAAACGAGGCCGCTGACCGTGTTCAGGACGACATGAACTACGAGCTCACGGAGGTGATGAAGGAGTTTCGCCCCGAGCACGAGCGCATGCTCTGGAGCCTGCCCGCCACAGGCTCGGCGTTCAAGAAGGTCTACTACGACCCCAACCTGGGGCGTCAGGTCAGCATGTTCATACCGGCAGAAGACATCATCCTGCCCTACGGGACGACTGATCTGGACACTTGTTACCGTGTCACGCATGTCCTGCGAAAAACCAAGAGCGAGATCGTCAAGCTGCAGCAGGCGGGCTTCTACCGCGACATCGAGCTGCCCGAGCCGGACAAGAGCAAGACCGACATCCAGCAGGCCAAGGACAAGGAAACTGGCTTTTCGGACCTCAACGACGACCGATACACCCTGTACGAGAGCCATGTGGACCTTGTGATCAGGGGCGACGAGCACACAGAGTGCGATGAGGACGGCCAGCCGCTGGGGATCACGTTGCCGTACGTGATGACGCTC